TAGTGATTGGTATAGCTATTCCCTCTGTTCTTACGCCACCCGATACGAGCTTTGTAATAGTAAATCATTTGTCCTTTATCCTCACTCATATCTGTCTAGTTTCTTTTTAAGTTCTTTACAAGAGATGTATTCCCTCCTTAATATATACCCTGACATAATCAATACTAATAGTATTACTATCATTTCTATTCTGGATTAAATCGTTTCATCCATTGCCCGTAAGCACTATCGGGATGTATTTCATCTTTATGCTTCTCTGCTGCTTTCATCAAAGCCTCATTCGGCTCTTGCTGAATCACCTCTATCTTTTCAAGTGTATCCTTTAAAATAGCATTCCAAGCGAATTTATCCTTATCAGCTTCCCATAGCTTCTCATACATCTCAAGTAGTATCTCTCTCATTTCTCTTTGGTGTTAAAGGTTTCTACTACTGGTGCATAACTTTGTACTACTTCCCCTTTCAGCCAAACTGAACCATTAAACTCTTGATGCATTACTTTGGGTTTCCAAAACTGCCACCAGCGAGGTGATGATTCAACTACAAAGGTTGTTTCTAATCTGTTCCATCCGTTTAAGGATTCTGTTACTTCAAATTTTGTTTTCATTTTTCTTTTGTTTTAAAGGTTTCGTTGTAGAAATCTAGAATGACCTCATAATTAGTGAGGTTTCTCGGAGACCTCCAGTTATTTTGGTCTTTTATTTCATCACCGCAATTAAAAGCAAACTCACACATCACCTCTTTCTCTTTCTCAAGCATTGCTTCGGCTGCCTCAATACACGGAGCAACCTCGTAAGAGTCTCCGTACTTGGCTATTTCCCACATTTGGTCAATTAGTTCTTGCATTGGTGTTTTCATTTCTCTTTGGTGTTAAGTTCTTCCTTTAGCCTTTTATCAAAATATGCAAATACATCTTCTTGACTCCCAAAAAGAACAAGGTGCAAAGGTATTTTTTTAGGGTTAGTCGCTTTTTTGTAGGCTTTAGCCCATTCTTTAATCTTCATTTCTCTTTGGTGTTAAAGGTTTCTTATTTGCGCCCATTATTATAGGTGTGCGCCTATTTTTAATGGCTTGAACTTTTTCCCGAACTTTTCCCCGAACTTTTTAGTGGTCTGGGTTGCGCCTATTTTTATACGCTTCTGCATACAAATTGATGGATAAACCCTTCTTTATATGCTTAAACTCTTGTTAGTGGTTCCGCTCACAATACCTTGCCCACATCTTCGCTACCCAAGCCCTTCTCTGGATCTTGTTAGGGTATACCTTCTTCAGTCTCGCATTCGCAATGCGTAGAAATTGATTCATCTTGTTCATAGCTTTCTATTATGTATATCCTTTAACCATTGAACCCTATCAGGAACATCTCCGTATGTCAGATGGTCCGCTCTACATAGAGCCATTAGGTTCTCTATTCTGTCCTTGTCTTTAGCACCTCCTGATCCTCTATTCTCAATATGATGAATATCTACTGCTCTACCTCCACAGATCTCACAGGGGATGAAATCATCCAGAACATAGTTGAAGTATTGCATATAGATCTTAGTATGCTTTTTCATATCCAGATAAATACAGGTGTTCTCTCACCTATCCATGCTGAGAAGGTATTATACTCTAGAAACTCTAAAGCCTCATCATAACTCATACCATCTCTATTCATTAAGATCATAATGCACTCATAAGCATTATATGCTACTCTATGAGTTCTATCATCATATCCGATCACCGCTTCATCAAATCCATCAGCGATCACAATATCATCAAGTATCTCCTTTACTTCTTCTAGATTCATAATGTTCCTTGAATTGTATAGCTATCCAGATCCTCACCTCTTACAAAGAAGTCTCTGTAAAGACTGATCGCTCTATTGAACTTCGCTTCTCCTCTCTTGTAGAACTCCTCTGATACATCATAGATTCCTATATCCGTAGATGACTTATCCAGAACTATAAATGTGAAGTCCTTATATGAGGTCTTGAATAGATTGCAATAGATATAACATTGAAGATCATATCCATACTTATCAGCACTATATCTGAATGCCTTGAGATCTGTAGTGGTCTTGAGATCAATGATCTCTCCTCCTCTCTGGATATCTGCCTTCCCTCTAAATGGAAAGCCTCCTACATTATCTATCATTGGTACTTCTGTCTCAGATCCTGATAGATAACTCAATGCTAATTCATTCCTGTTAAAAGCATCAGCCATCCGCTCTCCTGCTTCCTTATCCTTTCTCGTGATACAAGTCTTAGGATTCTCTAATTGAGCCTCTTTGAAGGCTTTAGTATTCTTAGAAGCAACATCTACCACCTGAAAGATATCATCAAAATTCTCAGGCTCTAGGATCATCACATGAATGACTCTTCCCATTAATAGAGCAGGACTTGATTCTTCAGATCCATACTTCTGGACATTGTAGAATGTCTTAGGGCTATCTAGTAGCATCTTACAACTTGAAGAGGATAATGCTAATTTGTTTAATGGTCCATAATAGAACTCATCGGCTCTCGCTTTATCAATCAGCCATTGCTGATCATAATCAACTCCATCTAGCATCAACATGAGTAACAGGTTAAGATTTCTACTAATTCATACACTGCTATCATAGCAACCATTCCTAGAATGACCATAGTCTGCAAGAATGCAACTACTGCTACCTTATTCCAATCAATCTTTTTCATCTCTCTCCTTATTAAATTAAGGAGGGGTTTCCCCCTCCGTATTAAACTCTACTAACTACTTTCTTTGCACAATCTGATCCGAACTCAAACAAACCCTGTGATTGTTGGTCTTGTGGGAACTCTTCTGGATTATAAACGCATCCATCAGTAGTAGATAATTCTAACCAGATAGTTTGATTTGATTTCAACTTCTTGCCGCAGTTTGAGCAGCAATTGATTCCGATGGCTCTTTTGAATGTGAATGGATTTTTCATTTCTATCTCTCTTTTAATGATATTCAAATCTAAGAAAGATATTTTAATTGACAAAGAATTTTAATAATTATTTTTCATCATCATCAAAAAAAGTTTTTCCAATGAACTCCTCTAGGTCATCAACTCTCCTCTGGAGTGATCTAACTTGATTCAGGGCTATGCCCAATCCAATTCCAAATAATAATAATATCATCCCTCTTTTATTTTATATGGTAGGATCTCAAAGATCAGATCCTCTACATCTTCCATCTTTAGATAAGTGAATACATCCTGAGCATTATATCTACCTACCCACTTATACATCGCTTCCTGATACGGAATCCAATTCTTCCTCAGGATCTTTGATCTATCAAACTCCTCACATAAGTCCAATGCTCTTCTCCTAAGGTGATTCTTTCTGAATATATAGAAGGCATCAGGAAACTGAAAGGCTATGTATTCCGCCTTACTCTTTTTACTGCACCATCCATGACCTCCCCAGACATTAATAAACTCCAGAAGGATATATCCTGAATGATGCATCTTCTTCAATCCTTTGACATCTACCTTCATATCTCCCCAATAGAAGTCTATATGCTTCTTGTCATCAGCGAGTGAGGATTTATGCGCTCCTGTCAGTTCCTTGAATAATGCTTCTCCTGATTTGCCTACATCAACACAAATAGCAGTTCTATCATCACTAAGATTTCTCCCTTCCTTAAGATACTTCCTTAGTTGCATCTAGCAGTTCTTGGAGTTCTCTCATCCATTGCATCCAGATCTTAGGACTGCAAGTGCAGGGGATATCAAACTTATGGTTAAAGACTCTGGCGTGAATAGTCGCTATGCGCTCACGATCCTCATACTTCAGGGTTCTCTTTCTTAAGATACCTGTAGATAGATATTCTATCTCATCAGGATCAAGGCATTCAGCCTTCTTGTAAGGAAATAACTTATTGAGTTTATCCCTACGCTCATCACATCCACAATCCTCTCCTGCAATAGCCTTTACTACTGCTTTGATTCCTGTTGCCTCTGTGAACTTCTCAATGCTATCTCCTAGACCTTTGGACTTATTTTTCTTTGGTCTACCTCGCTTCTTAGATTTTGTCGTAGTCTCCGTTTGCGAAGTCTTCCCAATCTTCTCTGAGCCTGTCGTAGATTCTTGCTTTTCCATTCTTGATCGTATTCTTAATTGATGTTAGTCCGATATCTGTCTCTCTATGTATCTGATTCATACTTGTTCCCTCCATATGAATCTTGATCATCTTCTCATCATACCAATGCAGTTCCTTCATCTCATCCTCCATAATGGTGATGAGTTTCTCAAGTGCTGCTTTTTCCTCTGGATATGGCTGATAGTCCTCAACATCAAAATCCTCTAGAGAAACCTTGTTGATCTTCTTCTTTGCTCTTTGATATTTAAGAGCCGTATTGATACAGGATCTATAGACATAAAAAAAGTTAAGGGAGTCCTCCTCGTAAAAGTTGGTCCTCCCTTCACCTTCTAATTCCAATAGCCGTAGAAACACCATCTGAACAATATCAGATGCAACCTCATAAGAACCATCAGTATATTCCTTAATGAATCCTGTTAGTCTTTTGAAATTCTTTCTGTAGAATGTTTCTATTCTTCCCATGCTATTTGTACCATGACTAAACCTAGCCCCATCTGGATCAGATGCAATGGCTTCTGCTCTTCTATCGCAGGATAGTAAGCATAATTCACTCCAAACATCAATCCATAAAGAGGGCTAAATTCAATCTGCATTCTGTAACTGCTTATTTAATTTCTGTAATATACTGCAATTCTCACTAAGTTCTTGACACTTATGTGTTAATTTCTCAACCTCATACTCTAGTTCTACGATTCTCATCTTCTGTCTAGTGAACTGAGCCTGAAGTTTATTATCACTCTGAATGCTCTTAATAGGGCATTCTAATAGGATATCATTAGCTATAGAATGATAGTATCTATACATCTCACTCCAATTATGATTCTGCTCGTGATTCTTTACTGCGTGATGAATAGTAGCGTGATTCTTACCAAAGATCCTGCCGATCTGATGTAAGGTCATATACTTTCTCATCGCTACCATCATAGCGGATCTTGCATAGACCTGATCCAATTCTCTGGTATTTCTTGGAATAATTCCAATCGTTTCATAATACTCCTTCAATACAATACTTAAATCTTCCATGTTATCTCTTTCTCTTTATCTATTATCTTTTGAAATGGGATCCTGTGTAGTCTCCCTGTTGATGTGTTCCTGACTATGTAATAGCTAGATCCTACATCAATATCCGATTCCTCATCATCTAACCTAGTTTGAAAGTAAGCGTGAGTCTCCATACATATGAACTCCATACCACTGATCTCAAACCTCTGACCATCATTCATCTTTCTCTTAAAATCCATCCATCTCTCTATTTAACATCTCATTTAATCTATGATTCTCTTTCTTCAGATCATATATCTCCTGCTTCAATTTCCCATTCTTAATCCTAGCGTCTAGAATCAGTTTGTCTAGAGTCGTAAAGTAATCTGTGATGTGTCTATAGACTGCTGCTGAATCAGCGAGTATCTGGAATACTTCCCACATATCCTCCTTAGTCATAGTCTTCTGATCACTCAACTCTTTACTTAGGTGGTCAAGAGCCTTAAACAACTCTGCCTCCTTTTCCATATAGTATAGCCTATTACCCTCAAAATGGAGATCCATCTATTTCTCTTTCTTTAGTTACCAAATTTATTCCATTTATTCGGAACCCACAATTACCCTTTGTTGATTCCATCCTGATCGGTAAATCTAATGGAGTCGGTCTACCTCCAGATTCTAACTCCTTTACTTTCCTTACATGAATATCTGTGAAGATCCAATCCTGAGGATGCTGCGTGTACCTATGGATCACAAAGAATTCATCAGAGCGATTCACGAACTTACCGCCTCCTTCAACATCACTCGCCATAGGAGGCATCGTGTGATTGGCGTATTCGTGAGATCCTCTATGAACTTGTCTTAGTGCCTGTGTAGCAGGATGCGTATTCAGGATCGTAGTAATACCATATTCCTTGCAGAACTTCCTAATATGGCTTGTTACCTCATAATGATATTCATGAGTTGAGATCCCCTTTCCTACATCCTCCTTCTTTATCGTTAGTGAGTTATAAGGATCAATCATCATCCCTTGAAACTCCCAAGCATCATATACCTCTCTAGCGATATCTAATAACTCAAAAGCATTGACTATCAACTCCGAATCTAGGAATGCCCAATGTCCCTCCACAAAGCTATGGTGTCTCCAGAAGGTCTGCTCATCTATCTGATTGATTGGCTTCCCTGCAAGGAACTCTATTAACTTGCGTTGTAAGGACTGCACCTCATTCTCTGAGGAGTAGATTAGCCACTTCGTGCCGTTCTCTAAGGTGTGTAGCATTTGTAGGTAAGTCATCGTGTGAGTCTTACCGACATTAGCATGTCCTGTTACTACTATGAAGTTTCCTTTCTTGAATCTAAGGTAATCATCTATCTCTACTGCTCCGAATCTTGATGCCTCTTGTATCTTACCCTCTCTCGCTCTCTCCAGATAGCGAATAGTCTTATTTGATTGTATTATGTGTTTATGAATCATCCCTCTAAATTAACACTATATTTTTAATATCTCAGATCCTGAGAAAAAAAAAGAGGAGTATTTCTACCCCTCTCTAATAAGCATTCGTATCAAATCACAATCCGTAACATTTAAAAATTGCTCTTTTGATTGCTTCTGAATATCCAACTCCTGTATTTAGTTTGATGTTGTTTAACATTTCTTTTTCAGTATGTGATAGTCTTAGACATACTTTATGAACATCAGGATTCTCACGAATCTCTCTATACTTCAAAATTTCTTCTTTAGTAAACATCTCTAGATTATTTAGAATGGTAAGTCATCTGATCCGTTTACAATAGCATTCGCTACCTCTATCTTTTCCTCTCTAGAAGAGAAGTGATTATCATATGAAGTCTCCTTCTTATCTTCTTCCATTACCCAACTCACAAAAGAGTCAGCTACCTTTAGAACATCTGTACTCTTAGCACCTTTATCTTTTAGAAGATCAACTGCTGCTTTAAGGCAAGATTGCTTAACAATCATTCTCTGCTTATCATCAGATCCTGATGAGTAACCACCTGATGAATATCCTCCTCCAGAGAAACCACCACCTTGTGAGTAAACAGGCTTGATGCGATTACCATACTGAGTAGCATTCAATTCATACTCTGCTTCCTGACCTACTACGAACTTAGTCTGATCTGGCTTTACTGAAGAGTATTCTCCTGTATCTCCATTATCAAAACTCAAAACGAACTTATACAAAGTTCTTCCATCCTTTAACTGATAATCTCCCTGAGGATTAACAGAAACTACTTTTCCTTTTTTCATGATTATTTAGTTGATTGATTAATAATGTGTACCTCTAGCATCGCTAGTCTTTCCTTCATCCATTCGCTTCCTACTTTGTCTGCGAAGGCTTCTAGATCATCAATGATCTGATAAATGTTCTCTGTATTCATATCTCTCTTTAATTTATCTTGTAAAAAATAACTTGCCTTGATCACTAATGCAAGTTTGTAAAGCTAATCCTGAATCTAAACGATCTCCCCAACCTCTTTTAATCATCTCCTGATCTGAGCATTGATTTAAATCTGATAGTAAGTCAAGAAGAACACCTACTGATCCTGACCATCCATTATCTGATATTACCTCCTCAGATTCATCTAAAGACCAAATCAAATCTAATTCTGTTTTAGTCAAGAATTTTACCATTCCTAAACTAGATCCCCCAAAGAAGGTTACTCCTAAACTTTCTCCCTTTAATGTTTCAAATCGTGTCATATCTCTCTCTTTTGATACTTCAAAGAAAAGGATAAAATCTGAGACTACAAAGGATTATTAAAAAAGTTTGTTGATTATTTTCCCCTCTATCTGGATCACAGATGTATCCTTAGGGATATCAGTAGCAGGTTCTATCCTGACTGACTTGATGAACTTCTTGTTATCATCTGCTATCATTCCTGCATCTACTAATGCATCTTGAGTGAACTTGATAGCCATAATGCAATTATCTAGATCATACCTGTAATTGACCTTTGCAGTAATTATGCAATACTCAAACTGAAAGTCATAATCTAACTGATCAGTAATGATCTCCTTCCACTTAGTCTTTTCTCTGGATCTGAATGTCCAATGTGGTGAGGAGTAGAATTTATTAAGGCTAGGTATCTTACCTAACTTGATCTCTATTTTAATATGATCAATCATATCCTAATCTCTGAGCATACTCCCAATCAATTTCTGCTATTCTTCCCAGATATCTGTGTTCTTGCTCTTGAGCATATATTCTCTCCTCAGGAGTTGAATCTAAACCTAAGTTCTGGAATAGCATAGCCATCTTATGAAGGTATCTATCAATGTTCGGATCTCTCATCTTCTTCTTTAATTTGGTATACTACTCCATTGATCGTTAGCTTAACGCTAAACCCCTGAACTGCCCAAGCAGTATAACCCTTGTCATTAAGACTAACTGCTAGACTCTGTGCTTCTCTCATTGTCATATGCTCTGCTCCTCTTGGTAATACTTCCAGAAACTATAGTGATCAGATCTCTGCTCATCATGAAATCCAAAGTGAGATAGGAAGTGATTATGATAATCATCTGCTATCTCTTTGTTCTCTATAGCTATACTCTTTTGTCTTCTAGTCATTATTTTTTTTTAACTCTCTGAAAGAGAGTATTACTTATAAGTATAATAAGTATTTAATTGTAATTAGTTACTCTTACAGAGTAATATATATATATATATATACTTACTTAAGTAACTTAATAAGTGCGAAGGTATAAAGGATTATTGACATAATCAAGATAATCAGATGTTTCTTCTTAAACGACTTTTCCTCATAGATGACTTGAGGTACTCTGATCTCCTTCTGGATCCTGATAGTATCAGCAGGACATTCAATATCCACCTCTATAGTGTCGTAGAACCTTCTCAGATCAATTCTAATGCCTTCTTTTATAATTCTGAGGGTATCTATCCGCTCAAGAATTAAAGTGTCTCTAACGGCTTCTTTTTGAGTTATGATCAGAGTGTCCACTTTTAGGACAACTGAATCTAGAATTGTTGGATCTTTTGCAATCGCACGATTCAGGTGCCACTTCGCACCACATCCCTGAAGTAAAAAAAGCAGCCCTATCAGAACTGCTCCCTTTTTTAACTCCCACATGCTTCACAATCTGGGTTATCAATGCTACAGGCATTATCATTTGCCTTATCATTGGTTAATTCATCTACAAAGTCCTCAAAGTCATTTGAGAATCCAAAATCTGTATCGTTCATAATTTGTCTTTAGAAAAGAATAACATAAAGGCTACACCAAAGAATGTTCCTGCTTCAGTCAATGAAGCCTTCTCCATAGCCACCAATATAATACCTGCTGCGAATAATACTGCTCCTACTGCAGTCGTTTTCCAATTCTTTGTAACTCTATCTATCATCCTCGTAATCTATCGTTTTCTTTTTTTAGAAACCCCACCTCAGTTCTCAGCGCATGAACCTCAGCAGTAAGTTCCAATACCTTCGTATTGCTCTCCTCTAACAACTGCTCTAATCTCGCTACTCTACTCTTCAGATCATCACGATACGCAAAGTCCTCTGCTCTATTTAATTCCTTCTCCTCTTGCTTTGCCTTCATCTTTTGCTCCCAAAACTTCCAAGCAGCACCGCTTGTAAGAGCAGTAACGATTGCAATGATTATGCCTTGTTGTTCCATTTCCTGTGGTAGTATTCTGTTGTTACTCTTTTTACGCTACTCAATGATGAAAGCCATAAGACTACCCATCCCCAATGTGATGCTGATCTCCAGAAGTATCCGCAAGATCCGTACAATACTATTGTCATAGTAAAAACCACAAAACTTAGAAAAGAAGCATTTCTCCTCATTGAGATATCCTGCCTTGCAACTGCAAATAACTGATACCCACCTGCTAGAATACCTGAGATCTGATAGATAGGAATCCATCCTAATTCTATCATAGTTGCAGGAAGCAAGAGAATGAAATTCAACATCCCTAGCATTATCTCAGTAGGCTGAGAATCCGCATACAGGAAGATCTCCTTCAGATTATTTAAGCACCTTCTTACCATCTCCTGTAGATTACCTTACCATTCTGCCTAACGGCTTGAAGGACCTCTCCTCTATTGTCCTCTGATTTGTAAGAGACATGAACCCAATCAGGGTTCTCATCATCTCCAAATTCCCATATCAGTTGATCAAACTCCAGATTATTCTTTATGTATTCAAAGATCAGGAAGTTCTCTACTGATCCATCAAGATCTAGAGCCTCACCTTTTGAGTGCTGAGATGCTGATGCACCTCCTATGATATCATTCAATGCTTGAGATCTGTAACCTGAACTCACTATGATAGGCTTCTGGAAGTGATCTCTTACAGGTTGGAATATCTTACTAGCTATCTGGATCAAGTTAGACAGATGCTCTCCAGAGGGCTTATTACTGATCCCATACTTAATCGCAGTATGTGATTTTGTTGCTTCTCCTAATGTAAGATTCTTACTCAGTTTCATCCTTCGTGATATTACCAATGCCCTGATTAACATAATCACCCTTGCAGCATTCTCTAGAATACCGCTTACCATCCTTACAAAGGCATCCCCTTCTATTATCTTGTGGAACATTATATCTATTCTTACTCATAGCTTATATCATCTCCTCGGGGAACCAATCAGCCCCAAGCGTTTCTATTAAAGTTAAATCTGCGGTGTAGTCATCGTGCTTTAGCATTGCGAAGTCTACGCCGTTCGGGTGTTCTATAATAGATGCCCAATCCGTAGTATATACACCATCATAGCCCTCGCCATTAACTACTAAAGTATTGTAGGCTTCTAATTCGCTTTTGTTTGTGCTTGTGTAGTATGCCATCTTAATAAATAGAATAGAAGTCGTTAATGTTCGTTTCTATGCCAACTCTATCCGAATTCTTATCACTTGCGTAAGCAATGACCTCTTGAATCTCACCACCAAAGAAAGAAAATGTTAAACCCTCCAAGAACACACCAATTTTAATATGCCCATTTCCGAGTCCCGTTGGGTCAGAAGTTGAGTAGGTTTTAGTCGTTAAATCACTACCATTTAAACGAAGGTTTGATAATCCCGTTGAACGATGCGTTGACCAATTAGATATATAAAAACCTATCAAGTGTCTTTCGTTTACACCTATTGTGCCATCGTATTGAATACCAGAAGGAGCCCAAATATCGGTAGCAATAGTTGGTTTTGGGTTTGTCGCTTGATTTCCATAACCCAATGCCATTTTTTCTCCACCAGTACCAGTACCATTAGCACTTAAAATAGTTTCGTAAGATTTATAAGATGTAGCGTTTTTGTACGATGCGTGAATCATAGAAACGCCTCCTGTAAATGTAAATAGATTGTTTTGTGAAGTATTGAAATTATCATTCGTCCCATCAAATTGTATTGAAGGTTTCCCACCTCTTAACAAAGTAGAACCACTACTCACAATCTTTGGTTGTGCTGAAGATGTCGTTTGAGTGGCATCATTCCCATTACCGCTTTGGTCGTACCAAGTCGTTACGAAACCATCCGTACCGCTACAAAACGATTCAAGCGTTGCCGTATCTAACTCGTTGTTTACGAATCCGATTGCTTGGGTAGTGTTATCACTTGCCCTCCGGACTACGATAGCATCGCCACTATAGGTAGAGTCTAACAAGCGTAAAGAATAGGCTGCTGCCGCTCCGCTATATGTGTCTAATAGATATTCATATCCTCCTGCTAAATCAGCATATGACTTACCCCAAGAGATGCTATTATCACTTACCCCACTACCCCAAGCAGTAGACTCATATATCTTACCCCAATTTATGTTGTTGCTCATTTCTTATTCTTTTTCATGAGATACTTCTTTAGCTTCTGGATGTTCTCCTGCTTAGGCTTGTAAGTATTCTTAATTATAAAACCCATCCATTGAAGTTCTGATTCTTACTAGGATACATATCATCATTAGAAGATGTATTGTATTCTGGATATCTTGAACTATAGAAAGCCATATGATCTACGAATCTTCTAGAATAATGCTCTGCGATATCTCGCTCCTTCTGGATCAGATAATCTAGATCCTCCTTTGTAACACTTGTACCATTCTCAGCACCCTTTGTATAGATACCTCCATTTGCTACTTTATAATGGATGTAAGGCAGTATCTCTATCGTTGAATAGTGGATTACCATATCCTGAATATAGTTCGTGAAAAGGCTTAGATAGTCTCCTGTCAATGTATCTGCTGAGATATCACTAGCAATCTTATTGAATAATCTAGTCCCTAGAATGTTCTGGATATGGATATCCTGAGCGATCTTAATGAATTGAATCATCTGATCACGATCAACATTACCATTGATACCTGTTCTCTTTATAACATCGCTTGGCGATACAAATAATACCTGTGACATATTAGTTCAATTTTCCTCTGTTAGGCATATCTATAGGGCGAGTATTCGCAGTACCATAATCCTTAGGATTAATCTTTGAATCTGGAACACCTGCTGCCGAAGCCTGTGAAGGTGCTACTCTCTTATCATTCTCTAATGCCTCCGTTTCACTCTTCGGTAAGAACTTACCTCCTGATCTCTTTCTCATGTAAATGAGTCGCTGCCACTTGTGATGACAATATGCTCCGCCCTTATACTTGAAGATAGAATATGTGCTTCTTCCCTTCGGTGCGAACTGACCATTAACTCCAGAGAAACTCATCTGATTGATATCCTCTTTTCTATAGACTTTCCCTGAATCAGATAATCCAACCATCTCAACACAGAAGGTTCTGCTATTACCGCTCAATGATCCTGTATATCTATAGCGAATCTTAAACATCCCTGCATCACCTGAAGATCTCTCCTCAGCATCACCATAGGAACTGACTGCAGCCATACTAACCGATGTGATCGCTTCTACGATCTGATCCTCATTATCTGGATCATCCACATCCTGCACCGCAGTTAACTCCCACTCCTCTTCATTGATATCCTCACCCTTATCAGCAAGGTATTCTAACCATTGAGCCTCATCCTCCTTAGTGAATTCAGCACTCATCTTAATTCCTGTTTCTTCCTCAATCACTTCCTGATCCGTTACATCCTCAACATCTGTAAACTCCAAAGGAGTAAGAGTCTTGAAGTATAGATTCAAAGCAACATTATTGAAGGATAGAATCTGATCCAGAGCATTGATCACCTGATTCTGCTTAGGTCTGATCACACTATTATCAAACAAGGTAAACGCAGTCTTAATCTCATCAGCGTTATTTCCTAGACCTGTCTGATCCTTTACCCCAAACAACATAGGTGAAGTGATTCTATGACCTACTAGGACCTTCTGCTGAGACTCCTGAGATAAGAACTGATATTGATTATGAGCATCAGATAACTGAATCGCTTCAATAGAAGCAGCAGTATCCGCACTATCATTAAATGCTAGAATAAATTTCCCTGCATTAGATGTACCTCCCCACTTCTGCTTAATCTGTGATTCTATGATATCTCTTTCCTCCTCTGGAGGGACTCCGTTATTGAAGTTCACAATCATAGAAGGAGCAAGTCCGTTCTTGATATTGTTGATATGATAGTTCGCTACCTCACCCTCTAATTCTGCATAAGGTAAAGCACCTTGATAATCCACAGGGGAGTAATAGTAAGAGCCACTACGATAAGGTCGGAAGTATAAGATCTCAACTTTATCTCCTTGTGCGCCATAGCCAAAAGCAGGAATGCGATCAACACCTTTCTTGCTTCTAACCTGATCCCAATCATAAGCATAGTAATATGCCTCAATCTCTCCCTCATCATTACACTTCTCTGCTCTAAGAGTTTCCACAGGCATATGGTACACCTCTACAATCTTACTCTTATCCTGATTGTAGATCAACTGAAATGCTCCATTTCCTAGCATATAGTAATCATTGATTACCTTCTTCAATTCCTCATCATTAATGAGTTTTCTTAATTGAAGATATCCCTCTGGATTCTTACCTGAATCCGTAGCATCAATACCCTGACCAAAGATCATATCAATGATCCCAGAGATTACTGCATTATTCGTAGGAGATCCATTATAGCGATCTATTAAGTATTGAAAGTAATCATTATCCTCTCCATACTCTACCCATCCCTTTCTAGCATTCTCACTTACAACAGGGCTAGTATAACTAGATAATTGAACAAACTTGAAATTACTCTCCATAAATCTTAAACTCGTTATCCATCGTTTTCTCCGTTGTAGCTAACTTAGGTTGATAAGTCCCTACTTCAGATCCTGAAGGAATGATATATATCTTGTCTTGTGAAAGTAGCTTGATTTTGCCCACTTCCCAAATCTTGATCACATAAAAACTCTCCGCTACTAAAGCAGATACATCATAGGAGAAGGTTAGCACCTTCCTGAAAT